CTCCGCCAGCTGCTCCGGTGTCATCTCACTTAGCGCCCTGGTCGAGCCATCCGCGCCGCCGCGATCGAGATCCCCGGAGAGTTCGAGCGCGGTACGGGCAGCCGTCACCCTGGCTGCAGCTGGCGCGTCCTGGTCCTGCATGACCTGGCGCAGCGTCCCGGCTGCCAGGTTGGCTAGGTCGGTCTGGTACAATGTTTGTCGCGCTTGTCGAATAGCTGCGCCTATTTTCGGATTCCTGGTCAGCAGATACGCATTTTGTTTCGGCGTAGCGTAGCCAGCTTGGCGCGCTGCTTCGGTCGGATTTTTCCCCTCCTTGACTAGGTGTTCCACAAATGCCAGCTGTTTCTCGGTCAGCTGTCCCGCCGTCACAATGTTATTGCCTGACATATATGTCGATTTTATAAAATTGCATTTTGGTCTTGATAATCGACAAAACGTCAATATCATGTTTTTTATTTTGACGTTTTTAACTATCAACTAACCAACATTATAGGAATATCATGGAAAGGAATCTAATCTTGATTTCATGCTGCAGCCAGAAAAGCGCAGCAGCCGGGAAAGCAAAAGATTTATATCAATCTGACTTATTCCGAAAATCCTTCGATTACGCCAAGCAGGGACTCGCCCCGCTCTGGATTCAGAACCTCGGCCCTAGTCATAACCAGATCTTTATTCTTTCCGCAAAATACGGATTAACAAATCCGCATAGTTTTATACATCCATACGATTTGAGCTTGAATGATCAGAGCGCAAGATTTCGAAAAACATGGAGCAAAATCGTTTTCTGTAAATTATTGGATGAATACCCGGGGAGCGAATACCCCTCTCAAATATTTTTCCTTTGCGGCCAGAAGTATCGAAAAGATTTGCTGCCCTTGGTAGCGGATTATTTCTGGAAATCTGACATAAAAACCCCGCTGGCTGGGCTTGGCATCGGCAAGCAAAAACAATGGTTAAAAAATCAAATTAAGTCGGGAGAGTAACCAGACCAGCAACTGCCCGCCTTCGATGGTGAGCAGCTGCGCGCCTGGTTATTGGACCGGGGCGGCAATATTGCCAGAACATGAATCAATATGAGGATTTATGAGAGAAAACAAAAAACCTTGGGATCCCTGGACAGATGATGAAATCCGGGATCTATACGACATGAACCCCGGCATTGATATGCAACAGCTGGCACTCGTCACCATGCTATCAATTGCAGAGCTAAAACAAATATTAATGGAGAACCAATGAGCTTTGACGATTATCTGAAACTAAAAGATCACGCGCAGCAGCTGCGGATCCTGGTCGAGAAAAATGCTTGGAGAGCAGAAGCCCTGGTTCATTGGAGCTGCATGAATTCCAGGAATAATTACAAGCAGCAATATGCTGCGGACGGCGTCCGCCTGGCAGAATTATTAAACCCAATCCCGGAGAGTTTATGAGCGATAAACATTATTTTAAATCTTTGCAAAACAGCCTGGTTAAATTTGGGATTTTCTATTCAAAAGGTGCATTACACCGCTGGGGAGATTCTAAAAGTTATTTTGGATGCATTGATTATCATTCATCTAAAAACCAGAAAAGCGCCATTGCATGGGCAGAAGGTTTTTTACACGCAAAAGATATGAGCGAATAAACACCTTAAAACCAACGCCAGCGCCTTTTTTTTTGGTCGCTGGTGTTGATTATCTCGCAAACCAATAATCCTTTAAATACATATGAAATCAACAATATTTTATCGCGGCCCCAGCATGATCGATGGCGCGCCCATCATGGGCATTGCATCCGGTCTGAGCGGATCCAGCGACAACATTAAAACCGGGCGTATGATTCAAACCTGGATCCTCCGCGCTGATATGTCACCGCTTGAGGCATCGAAGCGGGGCCAAGATGTTTCAATTTGCGGATCCTGCAAGATGCGGCACAACTTGAACGGCGCCTGTTATGTTCAGTTATTCCAAGCCCCGCAATCCATCTACCATGCAGCCGCTGCAGGAAGATATCTAGAATACCCCGCCTTGAAGCCCGCGCAGCTGCGCCGCTTCAACCTAGCATTCAAAAAGCTTCCCGTCAGGCTTGGAGCATACGGCGATCCCGCCGCGATCCCTGAAAAAGGATGGTTACCAATCATGACCAGGATCAAACGACATACGGGATACACTCACCAATGGGAGAACGCCGCCGCGCAATGGCTGCGCCCCTGGTGCATGGCATCCGTTGAAACCCTCGAAGAGAAGGAGCTTGCCGCGTCCCTGGGTTGGAAGACCAGCAGAACCGGAGCAGCTGAAAAACCAGGTCGCGATGAAGTGCGATGCCTGAACCAGCTGGAAGACATGATTCAATGCGATGATTGTTTGCTTTGCGATGGGCAACACAAAAACATTTACGGAACCATTCACGGATCCCGGAAAAGGAGGTTCCTTGAAGCAGCTTAAATTTTTCCTCGAATTTTTAACAGTCGCGGCAATGTTCGCGGCAATCTATTTAATCGGCGCCGCAACCATGGCGCTTCAATCATAAAGGACAGCATGACAAAAAAAGAAGCGATCGAACGCATTTGGCAGGATAACGCCTTTGCAGCGGGATTGATTCCATTGAGAGAATATTATCCTTATGGATTTACAGAGGAGCAGCTGCAACGTGATGATGAATACGTTGCAGAAATTTGGAAACGCAAAAAAGAATTAGGAGAATCAAAATGAAACTATCAATCGAAATAAACGAGCAGGCAAAAAAACTGCTTTTGGAATTGCTGCAAGACGGAGATATCCAGAATAAAATTTTAGATATCGCCGGGGACGCTGATCTTGAAAGCACTGTTGACGATGCCGTTGACGTTAAATGCCAGGATTTTGTAACTGTTGAGGACGTAGACAATCAGATCCGGGATTTTCTGACACAAGCAACATTTTCCGCAAATTATGAAGGATAACCGCCATGAAAGATAAACACTTAAAAGATAAAGCAATTGAGATCTGGAGAACATTCACGGCGCAGGAAAAGCGCCTGGTCCGCGGGTTGTGTATGTTCCCAGCTGTTAAAATGGAATCCATGCCGGCGGACCCGCATGAGCATCACCAAGTGATCTGTTTCATGCTTGATCTGTCGAAGCAGGATAAAGAAGCCGCCTAACCCCTCCCCGCCGCGAAAGTAAAACTTATTGCCGTAAGGCAAGTTTTACTTTCGCTTCCCCAGTTCAATCACTTCCCAGCCAACAGCCGCATACCCGGCAATATCGCACCAGGAATCGAACTTGCTGCGATCCTCCGCGAGTCTTCCAATCTTGAGCAGCACCCCGATAACTGCAATATCTTCCGGGGCCAGATCCACGCCTCTACGCTCGCCCAGGTAAGCTTTAACCAGATCCACTGTTCTCTGGAAGTTAATTTGCGGATCCCCGTAATCCTGGTTTCGATCGCGGCTGACCAGCTGCTCCGCCTGGTGCAGCAGCTCCAGCCTTGGCAGTGGTGCTGGTTCCGTTTCCTCGCTTGGCGGAGGAACGACTTCCAGGTTGATTTTAGGATCCGTTTCATCGTATCGGAGCGGAGGCCAGTTGTCGTTGAATTCTGGTTCCGTTTGGCAGTCTTGTTTATTAGAAGGGTATGTTGTCATTTTCTGGTTCCGTTTCGTTTTTGTTGGAGTTGAGGTTTTGGTGATCGGTTAGCTCACTTGCTGGGAACTCTTTCTTCAGGTGAAAGATCACCTGGTTCCCAGGTTGCTGGCTGTACCAATCGATGATGTGACAAACTTCGTCCAGGGTCCAGGCGATGGATGCCTGTTCCCGGTTGACGCGCTTCAGATCCTTCTGATCCCGGACGAAGGCATATGCCTGGTTCTTTGGTCCTCGGTGGAACCAGGCGTAGGGTTGGGACTGATCCATGGGTTCGTGTCCCTGTTTTCGTGCAGCCTGGTCGAGGAGCTTCCAGCCTTGTATGAGATTGTGGGACTTCTGTTCCACCGCGTTGATGTCGTTATCGTGGATAGCGCGGTTCAGGTTTTCGAGTGCGCGTTCGAAGCGGGTTCGCAGATCGAAGGGTACGAGGGTTGGGAGCGTATCGACTCCCCAGGTTCGTTCCATCTCGCGGGCAACGCGGTCGAGCGGCGCCAGGTGCTGCGCGATCGTGGCTTGCGCGTCACGGAGCCATGCGTGGATGGGTATGGGTTTGCGGTTAGATCTTCTTCGGGTCATCGCTTTCATCTGTTTAACTGGTGACGCGGGCGAAAGTAGAGTGCGGGCGAAAAGCGAAAAGCGAAATTGAATATCTATATTTATATAGGGGTTTACTTTCGCCTCTTACTTTCGCCACTTTCGCCTCATTTTCGCCTTACTTTCGCTTGTTACTTTCGCCCATTTTCGCCCTTCTTCGCCCTCAATTTCGCCTTACTTTCGCCGGGGAAGGATGCTGTATCTGTTTTAGTTTTTCGATGCTTTGTCTCATAACGCGTTTAGTCACTGTCTTGCCAGGATTGGATTTCTGCCAAAGACATATGATTCTTAACAATAAAGTTAACGGGTCATCGAGGTAGCTCCTGGAAGCAGCTGCACCTTTGCGCATGGAATGAGCAAGTTGCGCTGGGATGGTCTGAGCTTTAGAAGTCATGAGTTGCCGATCAACGCACCCCGCGCCATATGAGAACGGGGGTGAAAGGAGAAGTCGGCACTTCTTTTTAACGTCCAGGAGCTGTAGATTTTGGGCATGGGATGTTTATATGATAAATGCGGCATTTTGGGCATAGATCAGATCCTATGCTTTCCTTGGTTTCTTTTGCTGCATCCTTAATCATCCGCTCCGCCTCTTCGGTAAACTCGTTGAGGTCGAGCTTCTCTTCGATGCGGTTGATGCGGGTCTGCATATCGACCAGGTGATTGAGGATGTTGTCGATTGCGATGTCGCGTTCAATTGGTGACCGGACCTTCATGGCGTATCCTTGTTTTTGCGTGTATCACTAAATGCTCACCAATCTCTAATGCTTCTTTTGGTGACATGGTTAAAACAATCTGAAACATATGATCGTGTTTTCTTTTCAGTTTTAGGAAAACTTGTGATCCAAAAACCCAATCAGATTTATCAACAGTGATATATCCATCCCTGCTGTTAATGCGGAAATCTACTTCTGTGTGGTTGACTCTGTTTAAATGCTTTTGAAACCAGTTCGTTATTTTCATATTCAGTTGTAGGTTCGGTGTTTAACGGACTCGACGGGTTCCGTAACGATGCGGATCCCTTTCATGTGTTTCTTTTTATTGCAGACAGCATCTTCAATGTTTCCGCGATCCAACCAGGTTTGTAGATACATCTTCGCCTGGAATGATGTCATGCCGAATTCGTTCTTCAGATATCCCATGAAGGAACGGGGCGTGTTGTTGCCGATCGAGAACGGATTCTCGGCTTCCCAACGGCGGCGGATCTCTGAGAAGATCTGCTCGACCTGACCATCTTCCAGGTTCCGGTTGTCCTCCAGGATTTCCATGATCTCGCCGGTGCGATCCACGATGAGTCCGTTCTCTGCGCGGACCCCGTAGTGAACATCCAGGTCCGCCTGGTCGTTGGCTTTCACAACCGCCCAACAGACAGCTGCACCTTGCCCAGGCTCGAAGCCGAAATGCTTGGACAGCTGATGCTGTTCCTGTTCAGGCATAACCCAGATCGCGATGACAACGCGTGGTCCATCGACCAGGCCGGTTGTGCCGCGTATGCTTTCACGCGCCTGAGCGGCGGTGCGGATCTGAAAGGTTCCATCCTTTCTCATATGATGGGTGACCAGGACTGATGCACCGGTTGCCGTGGACAGCTCATTGAAGTTGGACCACCAAGCTTGGGCAGCTGCTGGATCCGAATTGACATCGGCGCTGGTGAACGGCTGCAGCGGATCCTTGATGATCAAGGCCAGGTTATTAATCTTGAGCAGCTGCTCCCGGAGATCGGCATAGGCTTCTGTGGCTCGATAGGTTCCGAAGTCGTTTACCAGGAGCGGGAAGGCGCCACCCAGGTCAGGCAATGCCAGGACAATCAGATTCTCGTTGGCGCGTTCCCGGAGAGTCGGATCCTTGATGGATGCGATTCTGCGATGTACTGCATTACGAGAATCTTCTGCTGTGATGTAAACGACCTTGCCGTTGGTCAGGACTTTGTTTCCAAGGGCATACTCTTGATGCATCCCCTGGTCACCTCCTGCCACGCGGAGCGCGGTATCCAGCATTAGATAGGATTTGCCGATACCTCCGGAGCCTGCAACCAGGCCGGTGATGCCGCGTGGCAGGATCCCTTCGATGATCCATTCCAAGGGTGGCGGTTCGCCTACATAGGTTTTCAGGTAATGGTCTTCCAGGATGATCTTTTGCCGTGGGACTTCGATGGTCTTGGCAGGCTTCTCCGGTTGAGGCTCCGATCCAGGCTCCACGCCTTGAAGAATCCGAAGCTTGCCCTGGTCGGCCTTTGAAATGAGATACTGAGCTTTCTTCCTCATCAGCTTCTCGCCGCGTCCATCGGCATCCAGGGACTGCCCTCTTGCTGCAACCTTTGCCGTGTAGGTGGGCCAGGCTTCCAGGATCAGATCATCCACCTGGGGAAGATCTCCCTTCTCAACCCACCAGGATCGGATGCAGCCCATGAGCAGCTTGGTCATGTAACCTTCGCGCCCATCGGTGTACTCGCCCCAGCGGTTTACGGAATCCGATTGGAATCCGGTGTCAGCTGCATAGTATTCATCGTTGGTTACCATACTGAGCAGCCATTGCGGGGCATCAGCGATATCAGCGCCGCATCCCTCTCGTATCTCGTAACGTCCTCCGGAATGATGGTTTGAGGGTGTCACCACCACAAAGCCACCTTCCCCGCGTACATCGATGTCGGGACCAAGGACGTTTTTATCTGTGATTACTTTTATGTCAGGCGGTGCGCGGAAAAAGAAATGGATTCCTCCGCCGCCTGTTTTCTGTTCAATTGTTTCTGGTAGGTCTTCATTGGATAGGATGAGATCCTGCAAGGATTCCAAACCCACTTTGCCAGGGCCAACGTCAACATCTGGTACAAAGACATTGCCGCTGACCTGACCGGTTACAACGCCGATATTGTAGCCGTGGTAACGCCCGCCTGCTTCAAACCAACTTTCCAATGTATTAACAGTCGGGCGCCGATCCTGGTATTGGCTCCAAGAACGTAAAGCCGGGTGCTTACCAGGACTCCCGCAGTGCGGATCCGCGCAGCTGCAGGCTCCATCATCCATGACGAAATGAACCGGGATTACACAAAAACCCCGGTTATGCCATCCAATGGCCCAGGATAACGAATCCATTAGATGGTGACGTTCTCAAACGAATCATCTGCTTCAGCTTCTGGAGCTGGTGCGGAATCCATTGGAGCATCACCACTCATCTCGTCAGGTCGCGCTTTGTAACCTACGAGTTTGTATTGAGGAATCTTGGTTGGACCTTTGCCGATCCTGGTCTTGATTGCAGGCAGGATCTCAACAGCAGGAATCTCCCCGCTTTCAAATTTGCCAGCTGCTTCAACTTCGTTGTACAGCTTCTTGACAAATTCCTGCAGACCAGCGCGATCCGATGACAGCTCACGGAGCGGCGCATCGCCAAAACATTGAGTCGAATAGAACTTTACAACGAATCCATTCTTATACTCTTCGTTGGGGCGAGGTGTCTGATTGTTGTTGGGCCAAGGCTGGAAGTCTCTCCCGCCCTGCAGCTTGAGCCATCCCAGCTGGATGTTCTCAATATCTATCAGCACCGGAGATTTCCAATCAACCGGCGGCATGATCCCAGGCTCACCAGTTGACATCAACCATTCATTGTCTTCGATAGAGAACCGAAGAAAAGGGAGGCCGGAGCCTCCAGAGTTTGCGAAGTTTAGTGGCATATCACTCCTTGCGGTTTCGCGGTTTTTCGTCCGGATCACGCCCCAGACGTTGGCGTCTGAGTGGAGTTACTCAGGATAAAGTTCTGCGCGGATATGATCCGCGTCATTCCAATAAAAACTGTCAGGGTTGTGAGGGATCATGTCGATCAGCTCCTCACGGGTATGCGCGTCCAGCAGCCGCTCCAGGTTCCGGACTGTGCGCTTGAAGTGCGCCAGGTAAAAGCTGCTGTCTTCCAGGTCTAACCATACATAAGGATCCTTTTTTCGCTTCAGCGCATAAAAGAACATCACTTCGGGTTCCTTTCCGGTTTTGCGGTGCATTGCTTTCTGGTAGATGGACGCCTGGATCCCATGAGCCAGCGACCAAGTGGTTGGCGCTTTTGCCGTAGTCTTTAAGTCAATGACCGTTCCGTTTGCGCCGAGTTTTGGATACCAAAAATCCAGATATCCCATTGCTTCCACTGCTTCACCTTCTCGAAACTGAACCGGGATCCGCACTTGATGCTGGTTCTTTTCGCCGCGTGGTGCTTCTTCCGGGACACCAAGTGGGCGAAGCTGCTCCAGGGTAACAGTCACCATTTGAGTGACAGTTGCGTGTCTTGACTCTAATTCATCCAGCTGGTTCTTCATCATTTTTGAGCTGTTCCGCATATGATCCATTGCCAGGCCGATGCACTCATCAACGGGCGCATTTGGTTGGAACAGACCATGAGCCACGCCAAGCTCCACCGAAGATCCCTGCAATGCAGCCCAACCAAATGGGAACTTGATCTTATAAAGGTATCGAGCCAACCAAGCGTCCAGGGCTTCGCGGGCCATGTTGACGTTGGATGCAGAAACGTGCTTGATGTCATGCTTTTCAAATCCGTTCAATGCGCCCTCCAACCAATCTTGTTTTCAAAAGGAACAGGATCAATCTTTGGAAACCGATGGGATCCTTGTGCGATATTCATTTCCAACTCATCAACCCGTTGTCTGATATCCACGCCAGACTCATCTTGTCCCAGCTTCTTAATCTTGCCGCCTTCCTTCAGGAACTTTTCAACGGCAGCCTGGACAGCTGCATGGGTTACTTTTTTCTTTTTCATCAGAATTCCTCCACGCCAAACCTGGCTCCCCACCAGGCGAGTAACAAGGCTTCGGCCCTGCCATCATCCTTCTTGCGGGCAAAGCGATCCGATATTTGAGGATGCAGCTGCATGGCGCGTTCTCTGGATGCATCTTTACCAGGCGCCAGCTTCATGTCTTTTTTCCAGCGATTAGGAGTGACGCCGACCACGCGCATCTGCAAACCGGCAACGACTCCCATGATGTATCCGTATCCTTTCCCAAAGTTGAACATGGAGGTGACACCTTGCCCTGGCATTGCGGAAACTTTTTCCACAACCACCGGAGCATTGGCGTCTTCCATGAGAATATCTGCTAACAATATGGGAGAAATTTCCCGTTTCGACTTCCCAACTTGCAGGGTTGGCATATCAAAAATTTGTGGATTACTATCGACATTAGTGTCGAGTAAGCAAACACCTCCATTCAGTCCTGGATCAATTCCCCATATCATCATGCGGCCTCCGCTGGACCCACCTGGACAATGTATTCCTCCAGGGCAAATCTCTGATTTACATGACGAGCGATAACACTTAAGGCGGCGAGGTGATGAACAGGCAGGCGCTGCCTAACCTTCCATTTATGAACGGCTCCCGGCGAAATAGGCATTCCCATTTCGCGGAGCATTCTTGAGATTTTCGTGTTCCCACCAAAATCATCGACCAGCTTGTCAACGTCAAATCGGACAGGCTGTTTGCGGCTTAACTTGTTTTTCATTTGGCTCCATGCCGTGTTGTTGATTCATGAACCAACTAATCTACATAAGCCAACCTGGCATTGCAAATAAATTTTTTATGTTGACAGTCTGTACTACTGGCATGATGATTGATTAATCGACATAAAATCGATTCTTTACTAAGAAAGGAAAAACAAAATGAGTAAATTGGAAAAGTGGGAC